GCACTGAAGAGCAATTCAGTGAGATTGGTGGGCAGATCGGAGACCTAGGCACTCAGATTGGCGGAATACAGTCAGACATTAGCGGTATTGGTCGCGGTCTTGAAGGTCTTGGTGAAGGCGTTGCAGGGTTAGGCGCTGGCTTAGGTGCTGGGCTTTTAGGTCTTGCGGCACAGCAAGAGATGTTGCCTGGGCAAATAGCGGCGGCTACACCAATTGATCCTGTTGAGTTTGAAAAGTTCCAACGTGGTTTGACGCGACGTAAGTTGGCTGACCCTTTACGAATCGGCATGTTTACTGGAGGCGCTAGAAGCGTATGACATATCTAAACCTAATGAACGCTGTACTGCGTCGTCTTCGAGAAGAGGAAGTGACTGCTGTTACTAACACTACCTACGCCAAGATGGTTGGTGACTTTATTAACGATGCAAAAACATTAGTTAGTCAAGCGGCTGATTGGTCTGCGTTACGTGAAACCATCACGGTAACTACTGCGGCATCGGACAATACCTACTCACTAACTAACTCCGGTGACAATGTAAAAGTAATGTCAGTACTGAATGACACTCAGAACTGCTTTATGGAATATCAAACTAAAGATTGGTTTAACGATGCGCTATACATTGCTAACGCAGTAGAAGGCGCTCCAAAATACTTTACGTACAACGGGCTAGACAGCAACGGCGATACTCAACTCTTAATTGGCCCTACACCAGATGGCGTGTACAGCTTGCGGTTTGATGTCGTTAAACGACAAGGCGATCTAACGGCTAACACAGACAAACTACTTATTCCTTCAGCGCCTGTTATTCATTTGGCAATAGCACTGCTCGCCCGTGAACGCGGAGAAACAGGCGGTACATCTACAGCCGAATACTTTACGATAGCTAACCAGTACCTGTCAGATGCCGTAGCAATTGATGCGGCTAAACATCCAGAAGAAATGGTATTTAGGGCGGTCTAATATGGCTCAACAACTGCAAAGTATTAATCTTGTAGCTCCGGCCTTTAAAGGTGTTAACACCGAGGATTCGCCGTTAGCGCAAGATCCGTCTTTTGCTGAGATTGCAGACAACGCTGTAATCGACAAGCGAGGACGTATTGCCGCACGTAAGGGCCACAATGTTATTACGACTACAAAGACTGTACTTGGCACGGAGTCTATTCGTGCAATTAAAGAATTCAGGGATGACGGTGGCAACACTAAGATATTTTCTGTTGGCAACAACAAGATTATTAGTGGAACAACTACGTTAGTTGACGAGACTCCCGGCAGTTACACAATCACTGCTGATAACTGGAAGATGGTTAACTTCAACGACAAGATTTATTTCTTCCAACGCGGCTATGAGCCTTTGGTCTATGACAATGCTGGTGGCTCAGTAATTCAGTTAAGCACTGTGTCAGGTGCCGCAGGCGTAGCAAGTGCTATGTACGGCAACGAAGTCTTAGCGGCATACGGTCGGCTATGGACAGCAGACTTTAGCTCTAACAAATCTACTATTTACTGGAGTGATCTCTTAATCGGTCACGATTGGTCTGGGGGCACTAGCGGCTCTATTGATATCTCAAAGGTATGGCCTGATGGCTATGACGAGATTGTTGCGTTAGCCGCACACAATGGCCTTCTTATTATCTTTGGTAAGCACAGCATTGTCGCGTATCAAGGCGCCGAGGCTCCGGCCACTATGTCAGTAGCAGACACCGTGGCAGGTGTTGGTTGTGTCGATAGAGACACCGTGCAATACACGGGCACAGACGTATTGTTCCTATCACACACGGGTCTCAAGAGTTTTGGTAGGACAATCCAAGAAAAATCTATGCCAATTAGCAGTCTGTCAGGAAACATAACGAAGGACATTATTGCCTCGTTACAGGCAGAAACAGAGTTTTTTAGATCGGTATATAGCCCAGAAGAAGGCTTTTACTTGCTAACGTTTACAGGGCAAAGCACAACATTTTGTTTTGACGTTCGGGGCACGGTGGAAAATGGCTCGTATCGTGTGACTCGATGGCCCGGTACTGGCTTTACATCCTTTGCTCGACTAGAAAATGGCAAGTTGTACATTGGCACAAACCAAGGGATTAGCGAGTACACGGGCTATGCAGACAATGACGAGGCTTACCGCTTTAAGTATTACAGCCCAAGCTTAACGTTTGGCGATAGCTCTAGGGTTAAGATTCTTAAAAAACTAAAGCCCACACTGGTTGGTGCAAACAGTGCGACTGTATTTCTTAAGTGGGCTTATGATTTCGATACGACGTTTGCTACAGCAGAGTTTACGGTAGGTACTCAGATCACGGGTTACTACGGTGAAAGCGAATACACGACAGTCGAATTTACAGGTGGCGAGTTAACAAGTCAGCGTAGCTTAAACACCACAGGATATGGAACCAGTGTGCAGGTAGGTCTAGAAGCAGATATAGACGGATCGCCCTTATCACTACAAGAAATCAACGTAATGGCTTTGATAGGTAAATTGCTATGAATTTAAATCTTCCCGGATACACTGGATCAAGTGGCCTTACTATTGATAATGCCCTTGATAACTACACTGTCGGCTCTGGCGGTGGCCTTACTACTGGCGGAGGTTTAAACATTCCGGCAATGGGTAATGCAAATATTCCCTCTGCTTTGGCGGCGGCAACAGGTGGGCCGTCTGGCTTTGGCCAGATAGCAGGCGGTATAGGCGACATATTCGGCGGCCTTATGGGTGCTGGACAACAAGTTCTTGGCTCACCAAATGCACTAATGGGATTGGCTGGCGGCTTGTTAACTAAAGAAGCCTACGACCGGCTAAGCAATGTCGGCGAGCAAGCTAAGCGTGAAGCTATGGGCGTTGCTGAACGTGGACAAATGGAATCTACGTTTAAGCCATTTACAGTGACTACTCCTACCGGCGCTATGTTTACTTCTCGTATGGGTGGCCAGCCCAGCATGGGACAGCCTATGGCACAGCCTGTAGGCCAGCCATCAATGATGTTGCCTCCGGGCTTTACTCAAATAAACGGCGATATAAGCGCAACAGATAGTTTAAAAGATGCAATGTCTGCTGGCACAATACCAAGGCTACCTAGTGCTTATGATGGGATGGGTGAACAGCTAAGGGATATATTGGGTCTTGCTCCCGGCAAAGCTTTGCCTACCGGGCCTTTCGTAGAGCATACTAGTTATATGCCGCCCGGATTACCACAGCCCACCACAGGCGGTCTTGAAGTAGGAATGACGTTATCACCGCAAGAGCAGGCGCTACAGCGACAGTTGCTTGGTGGTGCTGGCGGATTCTTTGGTCAGGCCGCACAACCTACGATAAATCGTGAGCAAGCCATATTCGATCGTATGAGGGCCGCACAGCGTCCTGAAGAAGAGCGGCAACGTCTAGCACTCGAAGAGCGTTTAGCGGCTCAGGGGCGATTAGGGACGTCTTCAGCGGCATACGGCGGTGCTACGCCAGAACTCCTAGCGTTAAGTACAGCGGAGCGTGAGGCTCGTGATCGTTCTATGTTGACTGCTATGCAACAGGCTCAAGCAGAACAGGCACAGCAAGCGGCGCTAGGCGGTCAATTCTTGGGTGCTGGTTACTTACCACAGCAACAATTAATCTCGGCGGCACAGCCGGGTTTAATACAGCAAGAGCTTGCACAGCAAGCACAGCAGTTTGGCACCGGACTCTTTGGTGAAACTGCACTGTCAGGCATCGAGGCTCAGTTGTTAGCAGAGCAGGCCAGAGCAAACTTGCTTGGCGGTGTTGGCAGTAACGTAATATCAGGATTGATTAATCAACAACGTGCGGCTTCAGCGGCTCCAAGCGGCGGTGGTGGTTCAAGTTTAGGCGGTTTGTTTAGTACAGTTGCTAGTGGCCTTAGCGGCATAGGCGGCGGTATCAAAGACCTTTTGAATATTTAAGGAGCTAATCATGGCTAAGTTTTCACAGCAGTTTTTGCGGGCTATGGCTCAACCTTCTTATCAAGAGGGTTTGTTTACTGCGGCCCGTGAGCTTGGTGGCCTACGGGGTCGGCTAGAAGAAGAGCGCGGGGCTATGCAACGCTTTGATCAACTAAGCAAAACTACTGGTCAAGCTCAAGCCTCCGCTTTATCTGGCGATCCTAATGCTCTTGCCCTAAACATTAAACGTTTAGAAGAGATTAGAAATGCGGCTCCTACGCTTCAAGAAAAGCAGGTTATTGATTCACGTATTAGTCAGCTACGAAGCATGGCCCCTGCCGCAAAACAGGCTGGCCTAAAGCGCGATGTTACTGCTGTATCTCAAATTGACAATGTGCTTGACGGCCTTGATGCGCGAACGGACATATCAGAACAGCAGAAGTCAGAGTTAAAAGAGTCTTTGACGCTACGCAAGAACCAACTTCTTGAAAACCCAGAGATCGAGCAGGGTTACAGGCAAGATCAAGTTAATAGGTTTAAGTTTGAAGAAACTGAGCTTGCTATGCGCGAGCAACAATATATTCGTGATAGTCAAGATGAAATACAAAGGGCCATTCAGTCTGGCGATGAAGCTCAACTTAAAGCGGTAAGAGATAAGATACCGCCCGAGTTTGCAACAATTACTAATCAGTACATTACAGGTGCAATTAGAAACAACGACGTTCTTAATCAGTTCAACGAAAGGTCTATTGCGCTTAAGACAGTTCCAATGTCAGGAGCAGATCTGGATAAGTTAATCGCCAATCTTCCAGAAGGTGCTGAAGATGCAATGGCCGCTGAAATCAGGGAATACAAAGAAGCCATCAAAGGCTGGAGTGATGAGACTCAGTGGTCTGGCAATACAATCGCTTTAAATAGGGCAAAGAAAGCTGAGGCCGCAATTCGCTCAAGAATGTCCGGCATTGCAAACGCACTATGGTCTTCTGAACTTTCTCAGCAAAGCAGAATTGCCGCAGAAGAAAGGGCGGTAATTAGAAAGGCTGAGATAGATATGCTTCAGCCTGTAAGAGATATTGATAGAGAAAGAAGAGCAAAGCAAATCACAAAAGAACGAGATGGCGAGCCCACTCGTGAAGACTATATCGTGGCAGAGCAACAGCTTAGAGAAGAAAATATTGATACTCAGCTACGAATAATTAATCAGTACGATCCAAAAAAGGCCGCAGAGTTAGGCTATAAAGAAGACACCGGATCGCCTTATGAGGTTGGTCAGGTAATTGACTCCGAAGAGGGAACGTTTGTTTATTTGGGCGGAGACTTTACAGACCGAGAAAACTATCGCCTTGCAACGGAGGAAGAGATTCCTCAGGCAGGCAAGAAGTATAGGGCCGGACTTGATGTGACTATCGGAACTCCTGTAAGGGCCGTAGCGGGAAAGATAGGAGAAGCTATTGATCTTGCATCAACGCGCAAAAAAGTAGGCAAAGCATTTACGCAGTCAGGCGGCGACTTAAGGGGGATAACAACAGAAGAGCTAATGTTGATTTCTAAAAATCCTAGCGGTGGGTTTAAGAACTATATGAGCCGAATTGAAGCTGAGATAAACCGAAGAACAGCAGGTGAGTAAATGAAAAATCCTTGGAGTGTTTCACCTAAAAGAGCATCAATAGGCAGGCCAAGAGCGCCTTGGGATGTGGGTTCTGATTTCACTCCTGAGCCTGAGTACAACGCCGTTCGATCGGGAGCTGTTGACTTCTTGGAGTCTGCTCTGGGCGTGGGCGATGAGCTAGATGCCACTATTCGCGTTCTTTCTGGTGAGGCTGACAGTTACAGCCAAGGCATACAGCAATCTCGTGCAGAGCTAGACGCTTTCGAGAGAGAGAACCCCGGCGCTTCTGGGCTAATCACTGCTGTCGGCTTTGGTGCCGGCCTGTTTGTACCTGGTGCCGGTCTTGCCAAGATCGCACAGACAGGCAGTAAGTTAGATAGGGCTTTCAAAGTAGCCACCCTTGGTGCCGCTGAAGGTGCCGCCTATGGGTTTCTTAGTGGCAGAGATGAAGGCCGTTTAGAAGGCGCGGCATTAGGGGCTGGCCTCGGTGCTGGTCTTGGCGCTGGAGCCTCCTTGTTAACTAAGAGCGCAGATGAGATTGCCGCCGCAACAAAGAAAGCAAAGCGTCAGCGTGTAGGAAAAGAGGGTGGATTTATTGGCGGCGAAGAAGGCTTCGCTAATGTAGGCACAGCAGGAAAAGGCGGATCTGCTACTGATGCCAGCCTACAGAAAAGAAACAACACCACCATTCTTGATGGCGATGGCGTTAAAGACAGCATGGGCAAAGCCTCAAGGACGATAGGTAATATACTTTTAGGAACTAAAGAGTGGACGGCCAAAAACGTAGGGGATAGAGCCGCTCGGCTTATTGAAGACTCTGAGATTATGGTTCGCCATGAACTTAATGAGATCGACAATATATATAACGACAATTTTGCTGGTGCCGCAAAGGTCTTTGATGAAAACCCAGCACTAAAAAAGATGCTACTTCAGATAAACAGAAGCTTTGAGGATAAGGCTGTCTCTTGGGATCAAGCAATGGCAGTAGCAAGAACCGCCGAAGAAAAGCAGGCCGTTCAGTTAATGCGAGATCAGGTAAAGGTTCTTCAGGATCTTGATATCGTTAAGTTTCCTGACGGAGACTATATGCCAACAATCGTTACAGGCAAAGACAAGAAGGCGTT